TATTCGATACCCCAAGATTCAAAGTTATGACTCCATCCTACGACCTCAATCTCTAATCTATCATCTTGAACGTCTACACCTGCTGTTAGTACTAATACTTTTTCAGGCAATTCACATCCATAGCGTTCTCTTCTTTTTAATAAAACATCTTCATCTGCCATCTCACCTTCTTGATCTTCCCATGATTCACCCAAGGTTGTATTTACCCATGTCTTTAATACGTCTTTTCCTTTAGCCTTTGCATCTCTAAAGTTTTCAATAATAGTACTCCATCTTTCCCATGGACTTGCTAGTGCATTCAAATGAAAGCCTCTGACGTTTGTGATTTCAGGTTTTTCAGCAACCCATTTCCCCGGCTGCTCTTTCCACTCGAATTCAGGGAATCGCTCTTTACAATATCTACATTCCATAGTAGTATCTTCAAATCTAATTTGTGCCCAAGCTAAGGGTTGGTATCTGCCACACATTGGACAAGCTAGATGCCACTCTTCCTTAGAGCTTGTTTCAAATTCAGCTTCTATTCTAGATGTTTCTTTTTCAGTTGGTGTTGATACGAATATCTTTTTTCTATTATGGAATGTTGTGGTTCTTTTTTCAGCAAGACTTAAGGGGTCCCCTTCATTCCCTGCTGAGAATGGGAAACGGTCTACTTCATCTGCAAGAAGAATTCTTATTGGCCTACTTGATAAGTTAGTTGGAGAGTTTGCCCCAACCATGACTACATATCCACCAGGAAAGCCTTTTTCAAGTATTGTATTATCACTATCTCTTGATTTAGATTCAGTAACCTTTTCTTTTATATTGGGTGTATCCCTAATCATCGTTGCGAGACGTTTCTTTGAAAAGCCTTTTGCAAGAGATTCCGTCGGCATAACGACCATAATTGGCGCTGGATCATAATCAATATGATAGCCAATAATATTTAACTGGATTTCTGTTTTGCCGATCTGGGATGAACACATAACAACAATCTTCTCAACCTCTGGATCACTTACTGCATCCATAATTTCTTTTTGATAAGGCGCTCTATCGGTTCTCCATTGTCCTGGTTCTGCAGAGCTCTCAGGTGACAGTTTTCTATATTGATCAGCCCACTCACTTACTGTTAGTTTTGGTGGTGGAGATAATATTTTAGCAATATCCTTAAATAATCTAAGGGTTTTTACTTTAATTGTCTTCTTCGTCTTCTGTCTCTTCGCTATCTTTACCATAGAATTGTTCATCATCCTCTTCATCTTCTAGTGAAATATAGTCTTCTGAGAAGAAAGCCTCTGGGTTATAATCAGACAATTCTTCTAATACTTCAGTAATTTCTTTCTCAATCATAGATTGTATAACCGAAATATTATCCCTTGCTAAAAGAATAGGCGCTAACTTTGAGGGAACATTAAGCAATCTTGATCTAAAATTAGAAAGCATATGCTCCATGACGATCTTAACATCTTTTGCTTCATGAACTTCTCCTTTGATTTTAGCAAGTGTTATTTCAGCAATTTCTCGCTTAATCTTTTCATGCATTGCTTTCTCATCATCATAATTCAAAGCATTACCTTGCTTAGAACTTTCAATATCTTTACTCGTTTTCATAAATGCAATATATTTTTGAATGCTCGATACCAAAGAATATCTACCTCTTGCTGCCTTATCAATAATTCCTTCCTCTGCATACTGTCTGATTCTTCTATCTGTAACATTCAGTATTTTAGCCATTACAGTTCCTGAAACCGTAAGGGTATTTATACTGTCAAATGAATCGTTTTTCTGTTCCATTTTGGTTCATTCCTCTCTGGTATTATATATTGGAACTGGAAACGTCCTAAAAATTTCTTTTGGAACTAAAAAAGCCTTGGGCGTCTTAGCACCCGCTAAAAGCACAAGTCTCTGGAAGTACCTTTTGATTGATTAATAGAGCATTCCATGCTTGATATGCTTCGCATTTATCAATGTTTAAGCAATCTTCAACTGATTTATCCTTTTTATTTAAACATTGCCAGCATGGTTTGTCGGCTAGGCATGCTTGTCTCTTATTAACACCATCGCATTCATTATATAAATAGAAATAACATAGTGATTTAAGGTTACATTCAGTCATATCTACTGCCTCATGTGTTTGGAATGTATGTTCGTATTTTTTCTATCGTTGAGTTTGACATATCTTTCTATTGTGTTAAACTCATTCATTTTTATTTCTTCTAATATATACATTAAAAAATCATACGTGAGTTTGACATATTGTTTTTATGACAAACATTATATAAATCCTAGCTGGACTTCCTTAATTTCTTATATTTAAAGTCTTTAATTGCTTTATTCTTTGTATCTTGCGTAATGCCAATATACCTCTTTGTGATACTAATATCTGAATGCCCAAATATCTCTTGTAGCGTCACTATGTCACCTGTTTGCTGATAATAATGATAACCAAAAGTCTTTCTCATGGTGTGACATCCAATGTTATCTAACTTAAAGTATTTGGCTGCTCTATTCAAAATATTGTATGCTTGCTGCCGTGATATTGGTCCATATATACCTTTGCTATTTTTTTGCCTAGATGTAAAAAGATATTCATAGTCCTTTTTCCCTTGAATATATTGATCCAATATTTTTCTCAATTCACTATTAATTGGGAAGAGTTGTTCATTGCCAGTCTTCTTCTCTCTTAGTGAAATGAAGTCTTTGTTTTTTACATCCCTTACTTTCCAAGGCAATATATCAGATATTCGTATAGGTGCATATATTCCGGTTGACCATAGTACAAAATCTCTTTCTGTAGAGAGCCTTAAAAACTCACCGATATCTTCAATTAAATCAAAATCTCTTATAGGCTGTACAGTGTTCAACAAAATCCCTTCTTTTCATAATAATAATCACCCATCCGGAGGACAAAGAATGGGTGATTGCTGTGGGGGGTAAGTTCAACCTTTAGGTAAACTTTTACACTATTATTATATCATTTATATATATTAATATTATGACATAATTGCGACAGAATTATGACATGATTTTTAGACTTTAAAAACGTCTAAAGCTAATTGAGAGTTACCTGTCTTCATATCTAACTTTTCTCCATACAGTGATTGATGAATCAAGATCATTGCATCATCTCTAATGCGTTGGCAATTTCTTTCTGACGTACCTACTTTACGCGCGATTACTACCCACCCAAGATCATGAATATAATAATCAGATATAATTTTCCTTGATTCTTCATCTAGCAAATCCAAAGCCAAATCTATTCTCAAGATAGTGCTTCTGTTCTTAAAGAGTCTATCTTCAATATCAATCTTTTGTAATATCTGATTTTCCGTATCACTATTAAACTTATTAGTTGGATTAACAGTTACTTTATCATAATTTACTCCTGATACTCCATAATAATCTTCTAATAATTTCTCATCATGCCTGATCATTCTTTTAATATGCAGATAGCTCTTTAGTAATTCTCCTAGTCTCTCAATCTTTTCATTGCTCATATGTCTTGCCAAAATAAATGACCCCCATTTATGTGAATTAGTATTGTTTAGTTTTAAGGGGCAAGGCTCTGAGGTTTGCCCCTTGGTCCTTAAGCTGGACTAGCTGTTACAACTGATCCGATTGTAACTTCGGGCTAAATTATTATATTTGTGTACTTATGCCTAAAAACTACAAGGGGTTATCCTCCTTTCCTGCTGTAAGTAGCAGCTACTATAATTTATATTAAGCTTTCGCTTTATACCTCTAAAAATCGGACTTATCCGAACCAATTATCTAACTGATCATCTTGTATTTATGTCTTTCACAATATTGCTCCCATGTCTCGTTGTAGTAACAATGACCATAAATATATCTTTGTGCAAACTCTAATTGCATCTTATTTGGTATAATACCCTTGGTCTCATTTCTTTCAGCTTGAGCATAGATACTTATACTTTTAAACATGTTCATCAATGATCTAACTCTAAATTCTGCATCTTGAATATTTTTTCTAACTATGACATAGATAAATACTTTACTTCTAGCCACACCATATTTTTCAAACCATCCGAAAACACGATCAAAATATGGCAATCTGCCCTTAGCGTCACAACTGAATCGTATATACTTAATCCAGTTTAGTTTCCTAAAAATCTGTACAATTTCTTCTGTCACAAGTCGTATATCCATCCCTTGATTTAGATCAATTGAAATATCGCTTTCTGATAGACTTTTTAACTGCTGAATCCCATGATCACAAGCAAGTATATTATTATCCATAAGTACAAGCTTTTTTGTATCTTCTCTGATAAGTTGCTGCCATGTCCTATAAGGATGTATATCCCCTTCTTTTTCAGGTACACAACACCAATCACAATTATTAGGACATCCCCTAGTTAAGAAGCCAATAGCATAATCACAATTTGGATATATGCTGTAATCCGGGAACATATCATCAATCTCTTTAGGTAACTTTGATATTACATTATAGCCTGTACCACCTTTGATTGTGTCAGATGGCAAATATGGATTCTCCTCGGTAAAGTCAAATATTTTACTTGAATAAACTTTATCGTACTGTACCAATGGCATCCACCACTCTACTTCATCCCCTTGAGCTTTATGCCAAGCCGATATTTTCATTAAAGCATAGTTGGGAAACGACTTGTTTTTAATATGTTCTGCATCTGCATCATGTAAGCCTATTAAAATCACAATCACCTTCTTTCACTATTGTGTGTTAATTTTTCTTGCTTCTTGCTCTGTTATAGATAGCCACCAAGCCATAACTGCATATTCATCTAACCATGCGCTCGTTTCCAATCCACTTCTATCTCTTTCTAAGAGCATTTGCTCAAATGACTTAAGATACTTTTTGTAATATGTAGGCCACCGCTTAAAGTCTCTAATCATTTTCTTTGAACCTTGCATTGGGCAACCTATACAACCTAACCTCTTAAATCCTTCATCGTACAGACTGCAATAAGGAACATTATATCTTTTTATGAATTGCCATATGTGATGTTCGTGCCAATCAATTATTGGATTTAATATGTGCTTGCCCTTTACTACACACGATTCAATCATTCGTCTCTTTTCAGAGTTATCACTCATTAAGAATATCTCACGATTTTTTATTGCTTCTTTTGATTGAGAACCATATGCGTCAAATTCAACCCCGCTTCGCTTAGATCGTGCTGTGCTTTCTGACTTTCTTACACCAGTTACAACAAACCTACCTTGTCCACCTTCTTCTTTCAACTCTTGGCAGCAGTATCTAACCATTCTAGTAGGTGGCATTCTTTTTTGAGTTATTAAAGACCACATAGTTGAAGGATTTCGTTCCATTTTTGTCTCTGGATGATATTTCTTAATGAATCTTAATAATTCTGGTGGATCAACAGAAGTAATGGAATAGTGAGAATCATACCTAACCCCTGCCATAATCGCTAATTCTCTTATCACTGTGCTATCTTTGCCACCTGAATCAGCTAAATAATAACCTTCTTCTGGTTCAAATTCTCGATATATCTCAATAGCTTTTTTAACCATATAATCAAGTTCGTCTTCAATTGTCCCGTTCTCGCAAAATATTAATTGTCCATCCAAATCATCACCTTCTTACTTCGCACTTGTTTTCTTTGTTGCATTAATTAGAATGGAACATACCCTTCCTGAATATATTTAAGCAGGAGGTGGTTATAATAAAGGTGCTTTCTCGCTCAATAACCATCACTTTTTCTAAGATAATTATATTTCTAGTTTTTATTGCACTAGAAGGATCTTAGAATAGTGCCCTCAATCAAAATTAATGATTGAGGTGTCCTAAACACTAAAATATATACAAATCATGCAAATCTTAATTGTTCTTTAGTATCATCAATTCTTAAGTTTGGTCTTCTTGTACCAGTGCATAATTCTGGCAAATTTGCCCTTACAAGAGCATTTGCAAATGGTGGTGGTACTGCATTCCCACACCTTGCAACTTGTGCTGTTTTTGGATAAGACTTACCAGTATAATCCCTATCTATTATGTAGTCTTTAGGAAAACCTTGGGCTGCAAATAATTCATGAGGTTCTAACATTCTAAGACCGATATCAACTATCTGATATTCAACACCTTCTATTGTCACCAACCCAAACCTATCTTTACTAACAACTGTATCAAGAGGTTCATTTAAGTCTTGTCCTACACCCTGACCATAATACTTGATTAAAAATGCTCTAACTTCACCGATATGTCCTGGTCCTGCGACAATCGTATTAATTGGTTCTCTCATATCTGTACCAATCATATTATTGTTCATCTGTATGATATGAGCTGTACAAATTGCATTATGATCTACAGCTGTAACTGTGTGTAAAGGCTCTTCAATGTCACTTCCTGCACCTTTATAACCACCATCAAAATACTTTGATATAAACGCACTTACTAGCCCATAACGTGGTGAACTATCTAATGTCATTAATGGTTCATCAATTTTTTGTCCTCTTACACTATTTTTCGTTGTTTCAGTGTGATATTGAATGAGTGTTGGAGCAATTAAAGCATGATGTCCACCTGTTGTAATGGTATGTACTGGATCATTTATTGCACCACCTGAATGCTTTGTTGTATTTACTGCTAAGTAAGGAGTTATCAAACAATGTTCTGCTTTTGATACTATTGTAGATAAAGGTTCATGAATGGTTTTATTCCTATCCCTTGTAAAACCTGTATGACCTATTTGCATAATAAATGGTTCTGGATTTTCAAAAACAAACTTTTGTAGTCCTCTTGCAATTCTTTTCATGGTATTATCAGCTAATGGTTTCTTTCTTCCAAAAATGCTTTTACAAGGAATGTTCCAATCAATAATTTCAGCTGCAGCTACATATGGTTTTATTAACCCTTTAATGACATCATCACTATCTTTTGGTCCATGTGTGGGTTTTGGCCATACTATTGGTTGTCCATCACATCTGGCTATCATGAAAAAACGTTTTCTTTTAGTTGGAGCGCCATAATCGCATGCAATAAGCTCATTTGTTTCAACTTCATAACCAAGTGATTCAAGTTGTGATCTCCATTTCCAGTAAGTTTCACCTTTACGTGATTTAATTGGTTTACCTTTTCTTATTGGTCCCCATGTCTGAAATTCCTCAACATTCTCTAACATTATTACTCTTGGTCTAACTAGAGCAGCCCACTTCAATACAATCCATGCCAAACCCCTAATTTTTTTTTCAACTGGTTTACCACCCTTTGCTTTACTGAAATGTTTACAGTCAGGAGAAAACCACGCTAATGCTACAGGTCTACCTTTGCACGCTTTTACTGGATCAACATCCCAAACGCTCTCACAATAATGCTCTGTATCTGGATGATTAGCTTTATGCATTGCTATTGCTGCAGGATCATGATTAATTGCTATATCTACACTTCTGCCAGTGGCTAATTCAATACCTGTACTAGCTCCACCACCACCAGCAAAGTTATCTACAATAATATCTTTCATCTATCCACCTACTTTCAGTCACCTTTCATCCTTTGTCATTTTTTCATCAAGTAATTCAGTCCATTTATCTTGTATCTTGCTAAATTCTTCATCCCATTTTTCACCATGACCTTCTTCAATACCTACGATAACATGAGCTATTTCATGTGCCAGTATTTCTGGAAAAACTCCTATAGGAACGTGAATACCAATTTCAATTACCGGAAAGCCATCATCAGGGAAATATGTATATCCATATCCATTGTCTTCTCCAATGTCACTGATCCAAACTTCAAACTCTAGTCTTGGATAAAGGAAATTAACAGTCTCTATCATCAATTCAAATAAGTTATTCTTATATATCATCATTAATTGCCTCCTTGAAAGATTTATCAAGTTTAACTGTTTCTAACATTTCATCATCTTTTATAGATCTACTAGAGGGACTATGTACGATTCTTGCTCCATCTACAACTACATATGTACCGTTTTCAGTTCTATATATTCCGTTTTTAGGATTCGCTATTAGATCTCCATATTTCATTTTTATAATGTTACCTCCTGCTGCTAACTTTTCATACAGCTTGTCTAAGTTCTTGTAATATCCGATAATAATAAAACTTTCTTTACCACTACCTTCATCCGTTAATACTTTTTCTAAGATATAGTTAAGCGTTCCTTTTCGGATATTGAAATTCTCATCAATTCTTACATTCATCAAATCGCACTCCTTTTTTGAGTTATTAATTCTCTTGACCACACTATTGTATCTACCTGGTAACTTTATAACTGTTATTAGATGCTCTCTTTTATCAAATAAAAACACTGCATTGTTATATATTCTTAAATTAGTTGCTGTCTTATGTGACAGAAACAGATAATCCATAAATCTCTTTAAGCTACCCGAAGTTTCACTATGGGTTATACCTTTATTAAGTGCATTTACTGCCATCCTATGGATTGCTTGTTTATTAGCACCTAGCCTTTCTTTCATTCTCTTCTTGGCATGATCGCTTTCTGAACTCATCAACTCACCTCTCTAAGAATAGATTTATCTTCCTCAATACGCCCTTGTTTGATCAGATCATCTACTAAAATCATTATCTCAAGTATTTCACGTTGTAATTCTTTTGCTAAATGATAAATAGTAGCACAATTCTTTAACATCTTTTCAGCTATGTATATCTCTTCATTTGACCAATCATAATTCAAAGTTAATCCTGCTATAAATCCACATGGTCTTTTTTTCATCCTTGGCATATCTATTCACCTCTTAATGCATTTATAAAGCCTTTCTTTTTTTTCAATATAATATTCCATAAGGCTAAGTTCGTTATTCGTTTCGGTAAGTAACCTCACATAATGATGTGGTTTAATTTCTGGAATATCTTTCATTGGTTCACACATCTTAAAACTTTCATTCAAGTGATCTATACAATAATCAATCAATTTATTTTTACAATGAATGATTAGATCATCTAAGGCTCTTTGTTTTAATATGTATTCCTTGGATTGATTATTCTTTTCCATAATCAATTTATTAATTACACTTTGTGGAGGGTTTATCAAATCTTCATCCATAGCTTTTGTGTGATTTTCAGACCAATTATGTGCACAATTCCATGTTAATGCCATAGTAACACTCCTCCTTTAAATTAATAATTTTGTTAGTAAAATATCTTCATTCTCTTTACCAGAGATTGTCGACCGTATACTCTCTTCTGGAAACTTTATTGGTATGGCCATAGCTTGGATTCTGTTTGAAATCCTATCATCAATGTCTAATTCCTCTATGGCACAGTTTGATGTAAAGATCGTCACTCTTTTATTAATTAATCGTTCGTTCAGTATTGAATAAAATTTTTCATTCACAAAAGGCTTTTGTCTTTCAGTCCCAATATCATCTATCACCAGTACCTCTATTGTCTGCAAATCCCTTAATATGTTCTTATCTGCTTCATCATCGTAATATGTCCTTGTGATTTCCTCAATTATTCTGATGGACGTCGTAAACCTTGCAGAAGTATTTTTATGATTAATAAGAGCATTGGCAATACTAACAGCCATTCTAGTTTTTCCACTACCTTTTGTCCTGCTATGTAAATATAGGCCTTTGCCAATATCCTTCATTTCATAAAAATTCTCTACATAGTTTTTACAAGCTTTTTTTGCTTGTACTGCTTCAAATTGTTGAAATGAATAAATATCAGTTTTAAAGCTGTTGATAGTAAGGTCTTTGAATTCTTCAGGAATATTTGCAAATGCTAACCTGCAGACTTTTAGATCTTTATCCATACATTCACATGGTCTTCCATAGTCGTATTCATTACCCCATTTATCCTTGACAACGTACAATACTGTACCAACGCCTTTACATATTGGACACTTAGAAGTCACACTCGATATTTTCGATTGTTCCACCAGAGGTTCGCATGATTTCTTCTGCTCGTTCGCTAATTGTTTTACCTTTTCTGCCTTCTCCAACAGCTTGATTCTTTCCTGCTGCATTTGTTCTTCGATTCTTGTCATTTGTATCACCAACCTTTTTAATAGCCTCGTTGTATGCCAGCCATTTACAACCTTCATCATCATATTCCTCACATATCAACCATTTTTTTTGATATGCTTTCTGTCCAAAAAATTCATCAAGCGATCTTTTGCGAACTCTAAACTCCTCAGAAGACGAATTATTAAATACAATACAAAATCTATCAATAAGCTCTTTGGCTTTTTCTATGCTATATATCTTTCCAATAGCTGAAAGTGCATTTTCCATCGCTTTACTCTTTTTTCTATGCTTCATCAAAGCATCCTCAATTTCAGCTTTTTTGCACCAATACTCAAAGATTTCATCTTGAAAAGACATATTGTTATTAATATCTTTTAAAGAAGAATCTTTTAAAGAAGAATCTTTGGTGTGCATATCGTGCATACCCCCCATGCACGGTGTGCATCCCCCCTCATGCATATCATGCGTGGGGTCATAATCTTCAAAATCATCTAGCTTCGGTAATAGCTTTATGAAATGGAAAGTGCCTTTTTGTCCCTTGAACTCGTGAATAACCACCTTTTCAATAAGACCAATTTCCACGTAATATGACAATCTCTTCTGGATGAACCGTTTTTTCCCTACAAGTGGTATCTGTTCACAAAAATAATCAAGTTTAATCCACGAAAAATCACCGTATTTTTGCATTCTTGATGATGCTATCATGTCTTTTATTGTTCGAAGTATTATTGCATCTTCTGCAAGTAAATCATATTCAAGCATTCTTTCTTGCTGGAAGCCTAAAATTGAAAATTTCATTCATTCACCAAACCCTTGTCGTAGTCATTATTATCAGTATTAGCATCTATCTTTGTTACGGTACCACCACATCTATTACATTTACTAGATGTGAAGCTTGGTAGACACCATGTTGTATATCCACAGTTATTACAAGTGCATAAAGGCAATTTATTTGACAAGCTTCACACCTCTTTTATATCAATCATCCTCATTAAGGATTTGTTTAATAAGTTGATCATCAACCATTGGATTTTTTAAGTTAGTAGAAGTCTGATTGCCAGGTGAATTATGTATAGACCCTTCAATACGTCTTAAGTAATCTCTAATCTCTTCTAGAACTCCATCCTTAGTTGTTGTACTAGGGCCTTGTTTATTTTTATAAAACCTAACAGCATCACACACAAACTGAGTATAATTATCTTGTTCACATAAAATGTTATATACATCCATGTTCTCTTCTTTAAACTTAAGCGTTTTTTGAGGTCTAGCCATTAATCATCCCAGCTTTTACTTTGCAAACAATATCAAACCCTCTGACATTTGCCCATTGAAAATCCTCAAGTGAAGATGAGAAAGATGGAATAATTATTTGAGGTATTCTTTCTTTAAGGTGATCCAGAATAAGACTGCTTGTCCCACCAATAGCGATAACTGGCATAAAACTAATGGATATATTTCTCTCTTCAATTGGTTTTACAATGAACTGATCAACATACTTTTCAATCTGATCATTCACTATAAATGAGCTTTCATTATTCATTTTGCCATTAATGAATACCCCACCAAACTCTATGGCAGCCTTAGCAGTAGGAAGATCACAATCAATACCTAACATGATGTTGAGCTCTTCTTGAACCATCGATTGAAGTTTTGTCGCACCAAAATTATTGCTGAATAATGTGCTTGGTACAGGTATTCTGTTTTCATATACGCCAAAATTCATATTCCTTCCACCGATATCTAATACAGCAACTCTTTGTGATACAAAAATCTCAGGTTTAAGATAAACAATTCCAGAACCTTCACACTTTATGATAATCTTTTTAAAATTAAAATAATGTTCCTTGCCATCAATAATGACGCTAGGATTGTATTTAATAAACTCACGATATTCTTCTTTTAATTTTTTGTTCTTGAAAATGGTTGTTGGACACCCAACAGTTAAGATAATTTCAGGAGTAATTTCATCTTTAGAAATCACTCTTGCAATAGCATTATAAATAGCCATCTTATGTAAGATAGTGGTTTTAGATGTTGATGTATCGTATATCTCACCTTGTTCACCAATAATGAAGTCTTGATCTTCATAGCTCACCTGGTTAGAATTGCCTTGTACTTCTACATCACCATTCTTTAGATCATAGAATTTTGTGCTAAAATCTGTTGTTATATCTGTTGTACTTCCAAACAATCTACCGATACATTTTGTTGTATCTTTGCCTGGATCAACACTTATTGCATATTCCATCTTTCTACCTCCCACAGTAGTATTATTATTTTTTGGGTATACATTGGGTATACATAAAATCAAATCTTGGGTATACTTGGGTATACATATTAACTAGTTAAACTTTTATTACTATAGATCTAGCTGTTTCATCACGTTCAAATATAACAACATGTTCAGATAACCCAGATATTACTTCTCCAAAATCTTCAAGTTCGATTCTTACTTTTTTAACAACTTCATCATACTTGGATTGTTCTTTTGGTGGCTCTGTACTCACTAAAAATGATCCACAAATATCACACTTTTTAGGATTTTGAGAAGAGTTAATAACATTACCACAGTTAATGCATTCATATCTCATGTTCATACCCCCATATATTTTGTTTCAAGAGGGCTTGCGCCCTCTTAGTTACATAATTATTTTCACTTGAATTTTACTTTCTTCTGAAAGACTTACATTCAAGTATTCCTTGATTTCCCTCATAGCTTCAATTCTCCATCCTGTACCACCAGCATTAAATAGTGCTGCACTAGGACCATCTTTCAACCTAAAGATAAAGCTGCTTTCAGGTTGTGGTACCTCTGGGAATGATCTATAAGGTGCTAATGTAACTGGATTAGGTACCTCAACATCTTCTACAGTTGCAATACCTGCCTTTACAGTAACCGTTTGAGAAATTCCATTATCACCAGTGTTTTTAACATGATCTTCTTTAATGTTACCAACAAGCTTTAATATCTTAGCCCTATCGATGTTGTTTTCAAACTTACTTAACAGTTCAATAATAAAGCTTTCTGAATCATGAAACCTGCCAAAAGCAAATTCGGGTAAGATAGCCCTTGCTACAACCAGGCATTCCCTATTGCGATCATCATTTAATTCAGAATAAATTCTAACTTCTTCAGGAGAAACTATATGCACTGTCATTTCAGTTCCTACTACAGAAACATCAACTGCACTGTTTATGTAATCTGTTACACCTGCTAAAGTAGTAAGCTCAAACGGCTTGTCAACTCTAGGTTCCTTAATCAACGTTGCATGATTTGTTATAAACTTATTACCATCAACCTCTAATACTTCAGCTTTTCCTAAACCTGCAATATATTCAATAGCGCTTTTATCTAACATAATTATTTAGCCTCCTTGTTCATCTGAACTACTTTATTGTTTTCTTCAACATCATCAATACATGTTTGGCCTTTTATTTGCCCTTTCCCGATTTCTTCAGCAACAAATTCACCATCAGCTTTACCAACTGCCATTTGTATGTTGATGGACTTATAAGGTGCTAAAGTAGATTTAGATTTTGCTTGAACAGTCACCATTTCCCTATCTTCATCATTCGGCTTAAATGTTAATTCAAGTACTATCTTTCTAGATGCATTGAAAGGTGTGTTCGGATTCATGATGTTTTGGATCACTTCTTGGAGCTTAATTTCAAATTGTTCCATAACAGCCCCACGAGCTAATGACTGAATGTCAAATCGTTCATTTGTCTTACCCGTTGCTTGTCCTCCTATATTTATTGATTATTGTGTATTATTTTGTCATATGTTAAACTATCCGTAGGGAAAGAGGGTAAAAATATAATGTTGATGGAGGTAACAATAATGACTTATAATACAGGTGAAAAACCAGGTGTTGGTACATACAAATGTACCAAATGCGGTACCCTTGTAAGATTAGATGATGATTCTGACAGGCTACCACCTTGTCCATCATGCAGTCATACAGAATTCACTAAGGTTAGTTAATTTTCCATTGATTGTGGTTGAAGACTTTTCCAAACCACATTGACCAAATTGAAACATACTTTTCATCATTTGTAATATAAACAGAATGATATTTTAGTGGCAGTAGTTGAGATACATACCACTTAAGCTTACGAAACCGTTTCATAGATTTACCCCCTTTCTCATTTAATTAATGTTGATATAAAATTATTGATATGATATACTTGTAATAGATAATTATTTTTGCGCGTCATATAAGGCGTGCTTTTTCTTTTTTTATAAATCCCTTATTTCTCAATTTGGTTAAGCATCTTCTTTCTACATCTTTGACATTTATACCGTATTTTTGCATTGTTACAAAATGCATCTTTAGAGCAGCATATAAATCTCCAACCTGTTCCTCATGTACCATAAGCTGTTTGATATCTTCTTTAGATAACTGATCAGCTTGAATCTTATTTTTAATGACGCTTTTAATCTTAAACAAAGCTGCTATCATCTCACGTGATTCTTCAATTAGAGCATCAATCACAACATGAGGATATGTATCAACATTATCGAGCAAGGGTACATTAAAAAACTCTATGCCTTGGTCAAAAGAATACTCTGCAATAATCTTGATATTATCAAATTCTTTAACAGCTTTATTAATAACATCTTCTGGTATTCTTCTTTGGTTTCTTTCATATGCACTATATGTGCTTCTGGCTAAACTCAATCTTTTTGCCATTTCATCTTGACTTAAATTAATTTGCTCTCTTTGTTCTCTTAAAATATCTGCTACACGCATTGATTAATTCACCCCTTTCTTGCTACATTCTTGATTTGTTAAGATATTTACTTACTACATAATTTCATAGTATGATTTATGCATAGCACTTCTACTACAATCTGCTAATGTACAAGTATTTCTGGAGATACTTGGACTATCTTTTTTCTAACTGCATGTCTGCCATATCTTTGATTAAGATAACGCTCCAGATTAAGCAAATCATCATCCTTGTTAAAAGAATCTGTTTCTGCAAGTAGCTTTTGTATAGCTCTTGCTTCTTTTTCTGAAATATTAATGGACATACTTCTCATATGTACTTCACCTCCTTCTCTATAGTTCTATTTTGATGAATTACCACTAGCACTTAAAAAGTTATAAGCCATTTGTGATATGTTCATTAAAATCTTTTCAACATCTTCAGGTGTTTTATCTCGATAATAATCATCACATATCTTAATAGTTGTATTACCAATCATAAACTCCTTTACCACATTTCCTTGTTTTGGTGGTGTTAACATAAAATACCTCCCAACTGTTCTTACCCTTTTATATGCATTGATTGATTGTACACATTACACTCTATTAACTTGCTTTTCCATTAGAGTTTTCTTTTTTAAACGTTACGTTTAATTCGTTTCCATAAATATAATCTAAACTCACATTAAAACGTTTAGATATTTCTATTGCAATTTCAGGTGGAAGTTTTCTTAATCCTTTTTCGTATAAGCTATATCTTTGTACCGATATGTTTATAACAGCTGCAAACTCAGTTAGAGAAAGCTTGCTTTCTTCCCTTATAGTTTTTAAGATTTCTATATTATCACCTCCAGTAATTTAAACGTTACGTTTAATTGTATTATAATTAAACAGATTGTTTATGTCAAGCACTTTTGAAACATTTTGTTTAAATTTATTGTTCAAAAATATTTATGGTCTATAATATAAACATAATGTTTAAAGGATGGGAATTATGACGCTAGGCAAAATATTAAGAAATTTAAGAGAAAAGACTGACAAAAACCAAACAGAAGTATCAAAGGATTTAAAAATCACTCCTCAAGCATATTCGCAATATGAGCGTGATATTCGTGTTCCTGATGCAATTATGTTACAAAAGCTTGCTGATTATTTTAACGTTTCAGTAGACTACTTATTAGGACGTAATTTTGAAACCGTAGACGATGAACTCTTTTATACTATTGGCTTAAGATCAGATTTATTAGACGAAACATCTAAGAATTTTATTATCAAATACATATCTTTAGATGAAAATAAGCGTAAGGCTTTTAATGAAATGATGATGAGTTTTTTTTCAAATAGTTAAGAATAAAAAGACATTAAGAACATATATGGAAGCAATGCTTCCATTATTGTTTTTTTCGACTTTCTCTAAATCCAACTATCCCTTCTGCTAATTTAAGTAACTTTCTAATTTGTGATTCATCCATTTCATTGATCATTTTTTCTAGTAATTTTTTTGTGTTCTCCATTACCCCAACTCCTTTTTTTTAATTATAATGCGAACATGTGTTTGTGTCAATATTTATGACAAATTTTTACAGGCTGCTAGACATAATATAGAAGTCAGCTTTTGAGTTTGTCAAACATAAATTACAAAATTATAAAATTTCTTGTCTCATGATGCAGACTATGATATTATTTACATATTAAAAAGGGTGGGGTGTCACTATATGAAAGATATTATTGATAGAAAACTTTCAGATAAAGCAAATTTTATATATGAATTGTCGATGGCGATATTGACTGTAATAGCCATTGCTCAAATGATATTACAAGAGATTGATAAAATACCTAATAATGTTAAAGTATCCCTTACATATATTGATATTGGTATATTGATCATTTTTACATTTGATTATTTTATAAGATTATTATATGCTGATAAAAAATGGTTATTTGTAAGGTCTAACATTATTGAACTACTTGCTATTATACCTTTCAATTCACTATTTAGATCATTAAGAATATTTAGAGCTTTACGATTATTACGTTTTGCAAAAGCTGTTAGGCTACTTAGAGTTGGTGTATTAGTCGCTAAACTTAATAAAAATATATCTAATTTTCTTAAGACAAATAACTTTATATACATAATATGGATAACAATAATTACTGTATTGCTTGGTGCAATCAGTATATCTTATATTGAAAATATGGATTTTACAGATGCAATATGGTGGGCATTTGTAACTGCAACTACTGTAGGATATGGAGATATATCTCCTGAAACAAGTTTAGGACGAATAATAGCATCAATTCTGATGCTAGTGGGCATTGGATTTATAGGGATGCTTACAGGTACAATTGCTACATATTTTATGTCATCTAAAGAACCAACTAGTTTTCGGTTAAAAGTAATAGAAGATATCAAAAACCAGTTGGACAATAAGAAAATAACCAAAAAGGAAATGGAAGATATATGTAAGGTATTAATGTCATTATGCGATGATGATCAAGAAATGAAATGACATTAATAAGCCACTCATGAAGATATATTGTTAATTAATCAAAATGCTTTGGGGGAAGATAATATGATTAATTTAGGTAGCATATATAAATTTAAAAATTTAAACAACGAAGCCTTAGATTACTATGGTTTAGTTGTTTTTTTATTTAAATTCAACTTTGAGGAGGAAGTGTTATGGAATTTAACAATCAAATTAAGTCATTTTCAAAAAGGATTGAAGCATTGATCCAAAATATTAAAACTGAAGAAGCAACAAAAACTTCATTAATAATGCCTTTCTTTCAATTGCTAGGATATGATGTTTTTAATCCGGAAGAATTTATTCCTGAATTTACGTCTGATGTAGGTATAAAAAAGGGCGAAAAAGTAGATTATGCAATTAAGATTGAAGGAAACGTTGTTCTGTTAATAGAAGCAAAGCCAGTTTTCGAAAAACTTGAAAAGCATGATTCCCAATTATTTAGATATTTTTCTGTATCTAAAGCAAAATTTGCAATATTAACCAATGGTGTTAATTATAAATTCTACACTGATCTAGATGAGCATAATAAAATGGATCCAAAGCCATTTTTAGATATCAATTTGCTTGATATTAAAGATAGCCAAATAAATGAATTAATTAAATTTCAAAAATCCACTTTTGATGTTGATTACATTTTCAATACTGCTGAAGAACTAAAATACACTAATGAAATTAAGCAGCTTTTGTCTCAGCAACTTGAAAATCCAACCGAAAGTTTTACTAGCTACATAATAGGTGAAATCTATTCTGGAAGAAAAACGCAAAATGTTCTTGATAAGTTTACTCCAATAGTTAAAAAGTCATATGTTCAATTTATAAATGAATTAGTGAATGAGAAAATCAAGAATGCTTTAGATAATGACTCAAAAGTTAAAGAAGAAGTTGCTATATCTTCAGAAACAGTAAGTGTGGAACCTAAAATCATTACAACTGATGAAGAACTAGAAAGCTTTTATATTATAAAAAATATTCTAAAAGATACAATTGACTATGCTAGAATATCATACAAGGACACAGAGTCATATTTCAATGTATTAATTGATAACAATGTAAGAAAATGGGTTTGTAGAATATTTTTTAATTCAAAGAACAAATATTTAATCGTTAACTCTGAACAGAACAATGGTGAAAAATTTGAATTTGAAGAAATCGTAGACCTGTATAAATATAAAGATATATTAATTGATGCTGCAAAAAGATTTTCTTAAAATTTATTTAACTTAGGAGGAAATGTAAGAATGGGATTATTAGATGGTTTAATGGGAAATGCTACAAAGGTTGATATTAAGGTTGTGGAAAAAGAGATGACTCCCCTACTTGCAAACGGCGAATCAATTACTCAAGCATTTGTAGTTATTAGAGATATGTTTGTATTCACAAATAAGAGACTCTTATTAGTGGATAGACAAGGGTTTACTGGTGCTAAGGTAGAGTATCATTCAATACCATACAAAAGTATCACTCATTTTGCAGTAGAGACAGCAGGTTTCTTTGATGGTGACTCTGAATTAAAAATATGGATTTCTGGAAGTCCAACACCTATACAAAAAGAATTTAAGAAAAACACAAATATAAAAGAAATTCAAACTATGTTAGCAAATTGCATCTTTAGCTAAATCTAAGAAGTGGATATAATCCACTTCTTAATCTTCCATAGGTAGGTGAAAATATTGCCATATTGTATGTATTTAAGAAAATCTCGTGCTGATATGGATGCTGAAGCACGTGGCGAAGGTGAAACACTCGCAAGGCATGAAAGAATATTAATAGATCTTTCCAAAAAACTAAATAAACCAATTACTAAAATTTTTAGAGAAATAGTGTCGGGTGAAACTATTATGGCCAGGCCAGAGATGCAGAAACTTCTTAGTGAAGTTGAACAAAATCTTTGGGATGGTGTTTTTGTAGTTGAAGTTGAGCGTCTTGCACGTGGAGATACGGTTGATCAAGGTCTAGTCGCTCAAACATTCAAATATTCAAGTACAGAAATCATTACACCTATGAAAACATATAATCCCAATAATGAATTTGACGAAGAATATTTTGAGTTTGGATTATTTATGTCCAGGAGAGAATTTAAAACAATTAATAGACGTTTACAGCGTGGTAGATTAGATTCTGTTCGTGAAGGTAAATATGTAGGTAATAGAGCACCATATGGGTATGAAAGAGTTAAGATTGAACATGGCAAAGGATTCACATTGAACCCTATAGAAAATGAAGCAGAAATCGTGAAACTAATATATAACTTGTATACTCAAGGAGAAATGGATTCAAATGGATCCCCTAAGCGAATAGGCGTATCCTTAATTGCAAGGAAATTAAATGAAATGAAAATTCCATCTAGAACAGGTAAAATATGGTCTCAATCGTCAATTAGAGATATTCTAATTAATCCTGTTTATAAAGGTATGATTAGATGGAATTGGCGCCCAGGTGTTAAGAAGATGGTTGATGGCCAGATGACTAAGGAACGTCCAAGAAAAGATGATTATGTACTCGTTAAGGGATTACACCCCTCAATCATAGAAGATGAAGTTTGGAACCTTGCACAAGTATATATGTCTAGTAATCCAGCACAACCAGTTCCTCACAGAAAAATGGTTAAGAATCCATTATCTGGATTAATTATTTGTGGCAAGTGTGGGCGTAGAATGGCCAGAAAACCTTTGAGTTATAAAACTAAATGTGAATATCTAATGTGTCCTGAACCAGAATGTGACAACGTTTCTACTCCACTGTCATTTGTTGAAGAAAGAGTTTTGCAAGGTCTTGAAGAAATACTAAAAAGTTTCAAGATAAAATTAGATAACACTAGTAAGGTTAACATTGATGTTGAGCTAGAAGTAAAAAAGAAAGCTATAAACAAAATTGAAAGTGAAATTAATAATCTTAAATTGCAGATGGGAAATTTACACGATCTACTTGAAAGGGGTATTTACTCTACCGATATGTTTTTAGAGCGATCTGAAAATATAACTTCGCGAATTGATCAACTGAATGAGGATATGAATACATTAGCTGTAAGCCTAAAGCAAAACGAACTTAAAGAGTTGAATAAACAGGTTATCATTCCAAAGATTGAAAACATATTAGAAGTTTATCATACTGTTGAAACAGCTTATCAGAAAAATGAACTTTTGAAACAAGTTATGGAAAAGGCTACTTATATAAAAGATAAGGCTGGGACAAAAACTGGTGGGTCTGATAACTTTGACTTAGTTATATATCCTAAAATTCACGATATTTCAGGGGAATAATGAGTTAGCCCTTTATTCCCTATAACATCTTGGTACTGATTCTTCTGTCCCAAGATGTTGTAGTGTATTTTGGAATATTACTTCCTAATTAATATAATTATATCATTCAATGTATATATAATAAAGCCTACTGAAACAATTCAATAGGCTTGTACTTAAAAATTTTTGATGATCAATTCACTATATTTAATGTTTGAATCAGAATATCTGGCATTTAAGTTGTTATTGCGGTCGACACATTCAATTATATAGTCTTTATATAAATTCTTTATGTAATCATGATCATTATATGATAATATAAATTTCCCCTTAATATTTTCTAAACTTGCTTTAAGTCTTTCATGATCATCTTGAGAAAATTGAACCTGGTAGTATTTTTCTGTTCCATAATAAGGTGGATCTAAATAAAATAATGTACTAGGTCTATCATAAATTGAAATTAGATTCTCAAAATCCCTGTTTTCAATGACTACCTTACATAAGCGCTCTTGGATCTCATTTAAATATTCAATCATGACATTAATATTTTTCTTGACACAACCAAAACTACTCATTTTACTTCCATATGATGTCTTAATCAACATAAAATATTTAGCAGCCCTTTGAATATCTGTTAATCCTCTAGTGTTATATTGTGATTTAAAATCATCAAACAATTCTCGTGAATTAAGCATAAAAGATAATTCTCTTTTTAGTTCTTGTTCATGATGTTTTACACACCTGAACAGATTCACAAGTTCCCCATTATAATCATTGTAAACTTCTAAATCTGCATGTTTGTCCTTATGAAATAACACCCATGCAGCTCCACCAAATACTTCAACATATCTATCAGTGTTTTCTGGAAACATATCAACAATATGTCTTTTTAATAGTTTCTTTCCACCTATCCAACTTATAAAGCTATTCAATATATCATCTCCTTGTTAGTATAATTAAATTATATAACGAACTAGTGTTCGTGTCAACGTGGTAATGACTATTGACAGGAACATGTGTTCTATATAAAATAATATTGAGGTGATAATATGAAAACACTTAATAAGAATATCGAAATGATATGCAAAACTTACTTAGATGGTACTATAGAGCCAAAAAGAATTAAGATCTTATGTAAAGATGGTAGTAAGCAAGTGTATAATATTTTAAAAATACACAAAGTTGAGGAATTGAAATTGGCTGGCGTAAAGACGAGAAATTATGAATGTGATATCAGAATTGATGGCGTTGTTAAGATAGGTATATTGAAATATGACTTGGATAGCTGTAGATGGGCATTGTTTAAGATATAATCAAAAAAGCCTACCAATAAAGGATTATACAAAGTTGGTAGGCATACATTAATTATTATCTTTGTCAAAATAACACATGTTAAGATACTTGATAAATCTTAAGACCTATATTAAATTAATAGTTAACAGCTCGATCGTTATTGTATTTAATTAGTTTTATAATAAATTTTGGTACAGAAATAATCATACCGAGTGGGAGAATTATAACTGATAGTATCACAATAAATCCTAGATATATCCCTCCAAGAAGAAATCCAGCTAAAACAAAAGGATTACCTAGCCTTTTTATTAAGAAATCTAGTCCTGCATAAAATGAAAATAGTATGTACCCGAAATAAAGTGCTAAATTGCTTAATGTTTCTTTGTTACTCCAAGAATTGTACTTATTAGGACCATTAATTGCTAGTTTAGCTATTATTAATCCAATAACTATACCAACAACAAAAAATATTATACTTCTTTTTATGTAGAGTAAATTTTCTCTGTTCTTTTTCATATCACACCTCTTCTGACATAATATGATTAATTATATACTAGTATTGCTTGTGATGCAAACTAAAAAAGCCTACCAACAAGGATTAATCTCCAAGTCAGTAGGCTTCATATTAGGTGATATTTTTAGTTGCTAAGTTACTTAAATACTCTTCGATTGTAAGATTGTCAGCAACTTTCGTATTTTTAATATAATCTACGGCAATTTGTATGTATTCTTTCAGCTTCGTCTTGCCAATTATAAATGTTATTAAGGAGGGTAATGACTGATATACCCAACTCAGCACTGTCTCTAACTTAATTGGTCCAGTACCGCGACCTAGTTCTTTTTCTGCTTCCATAACAAAATGTTGAACTAATTGAAGCACTTTTTCTTTGTAGCCTTTTGCAAATAGCCAGCAAACACTGGTCACAAAGACGATTACAATTAGAATTTGCATTAATAATTGATAATTCATATAATTTCCTCCGTTAGGTTGTTATTTAGCCATATTAACTTTTTCTAGTAATAGGCCAGCATATTTCATTGGGTAAACATCTTCAGCAATAGCTTTATTGATCTCGTTTATCCAATCAGTAACTTGCAACGCATTTCTTTCAATAAGCACTTTCCATGGAGCATTATCTCGTTTTCTGTTTTTATAAACTTTCTCAATAAGTTCATCAAAATAAATGCCTAGTCCTGATGTATTGATAGAAAGATATGTAATCCATTCAGATGGATTAGTAAGTATTGAATTTAATACGTTTTTACAACTTTCTGACACAACATTGACTACTTTTGCTTCTTCATCCTTTTTCAAATAGACCTCATTATATCTGTCAATAATATCTTTTTTCATATCAGAATATGTTTTTCCGATATATTTTAGTGCATTGTTAGGATCTGTACGTCTTTGAGGATCAAGTTCAAAGTGTCCAGCTCTTCTACTTGGATCAGCACCATGGTAATTAGCTAAATAGGCAGCAAAATCAACATAATTTTGATATGATTTTAATGTTCTTGCCTTATCATTTGGGAAATAGCACATCTCAAGACCAATAGCGATATCGTTAGCATCGTCACCGAACATAGCATTATCCTTCACTTTATCATATTGAACATGCCATGCTTTTTCAGGTTTCAAAAGACATGGAATGCAAATAATTACTTCGATGTCATCTACAAATACGTGAGCAGATGCTGACATATCGTTTTTTGAGTTAATATAATATGTTACATTGTTTTGTGCTGTTGAGTTGGCATTGCCAGTGTCATGATCTACAAAAAACATATTTCTACTTGTTGTATTTAATGGAATACCACTTCTTCGTTTTGTCCCAATTGGTATAAGTTGCTCTCTCATCTTTACCATTTTTAACACCCCAAATCATTTGAATTGTTATTTTCAGTTACGTCTTCTTTTAGTACTTCTTTTTGCTTCTTTTGAACAAATATTAAAAGCCAACCAACATCATTACCTGCATCTACTAAGTTTTCTAAAATTGATTGAGCCTCTCTCAAGAAAAGAACTGAATAAATTGTTGTTGCTAAAAAGACACTAACACCAGCAATTGGAGCAACCCTATAAGATAAGCCAGCAAGAATAAAAATAACCAAGTAAGAAAATATCTTATTTTTGGTACCATGCCACATATCATTACTATTGATGTGTCTTTCTTTTAATGATTTCCAAAAACCTTCGTTTTGTCTAGCTATGGCATAATACTTCGTTAGAATATCTAATAGCATTGTACCAACTACAGCATAAAAAGCTGTAAGATATGCTTTCTCAGGAAACATCACATACATGATGCTACTCATTATGAAAGCTAAAAAGGGTTTGCACCCTTCAAAAGCATGTCTTAAATAATCCATTTATGCAGCCCCTTTCTTTAATAAAAACAGAAGGTTTACACCTTCTCAATCCTTCGCAATATTAACCTGATTTTCATTATAAAACAATAATCTTATCCAACCACATAATTAATGGGGCTATTACAATTAACCATATCAAGTAAAAATATAAGCATATTTGCCCTTGAAAATTAAATGGTATATGACGATAGTCCCATATATGAAAGTCTTTATTAAATAACTTTCCACCAATGTACTCTAATAAAGTAACGATATTGGCTATAATAAAACTGTTGATCCAGTAATTTAGATTAAGTGAATTCACTATTGATGTGCAAATGATAAATGCTAACCCACCAACTAAGCCCATGCTTCTATCAGATGTGTTGTCATAGAGAACTTCAATGCCCATGTACAGCAAACCACCTAACAGGAACTTAATTAACAATTCTAACATAATCAATCACCACGCTATCAAGTCAATTTCTTCTTTTGTAGTTGCATTTTCAACTTGTTCATTCAAAGTTTTACACCTTTGAATGTTAGTTGTTTTAAATGTCATGCCAGTTGAATACAGTCCTAAAAATTCTTCTTTAGAATATATTCTGCAAGGGTGTCCTGAAGGGTAATATTCACAATCTGTCATTAGCCCTAAAAGAAGATTGTTTTTAATGGCTTCCATATTGATTTGGTCCTCATAGTCTAAATTATAATGTTCATTGTTATAATCGAAGCCTGATAAAATTGTTTGATTACATAGTTCTTTTAGTTGTTTGATTTTTTCTATTTTTAACTCATCCATATTGATAGGTCTTTCAATTGTTATAATATCAATTAAATTACCTTCTTCATCTAACACAAAATCAAAATATGGATAATGTTTTTGTATTTTGGATGCTAATATACTATTATCATCTACAATAAAACAATCATCTTCTGTCCAATTTTCATTAGGCTTGTCTGACCTTATCAAATATCCTTTTGTATTTTTATTAACTATCATATTAATACCTCCAGGTTAATTACAGTCTAGATTGATTGCAATCCATTCATAGCGTTTATTTAGAACATTATAATAAGCACCACTACTATTTTCTGCGTTGACAATAAATCCGTTAGTTGTTGGTACGATAATGCCTTGTGTATTTTCTAATCCGTTAACCATTGGATTTGTAAAACCTTTAAAAATATAGGCTATACTACCAGTGGTTGTGTTAAATGCACCCATAAATATTATTATGTCTGCATCAAAGCCAACATTTATAGTTCTAGCTGTTGCTGATCCATCACCTGTAAATGTACCTTTTACTATTTTTGACGCATTTATAAGTTGTGAAGATGGAATAGCTCCACTGCTATTTAAAGTTGCCACACCATTAACAACACCTTTTTGAGATGTTGCTATCTTGTTTTGGTCTAATATATAACCTTGTCTAGCACTTAGAGCAGTACCATTTACATGAGTAGCTTGTGTTAATGCATCTATAGTTTTAACATGTCCATAGTTAGCGGTTGTACCTACTCCGTATGTTGTTGCTGATGTAGCATGATTTGTCTGCGCCTTACCTTCCAAAGACGCATTAACAGACTGTTCAAATGTAGTTAATGTTTGTGTTGTTTCATTAACAAAATCTGTAACTTGAGTATCAATCTCTGATTTAAACAAATCAAATGATTCTTTGGTGACATAAATATCAGTAGGCACGATAGCCGTTACATTAGTTGCATTACCTATTGCAGCATTTATAACAAAAGTCTTTGAATATGGGCCAGTTGAAATGGGTGGGATATAATCCGGATACTCGCCAGCATTTGCGTAGGCATATAATATTTCCCCTATATCAGGATCAATAGCAAATAATCCTATCTCCCTTGAGAAATTACCCTCAAGTAAGCCATCATTTGTCTTAGTTCCTTTAATCCTTACATTGTGGTTTTCTGTATCCACTTGAAATGATTCAATAGAGACATCAAACTTAGGCGATATTAGGGCTGTTAACTCTTCAATATTGGTACCACCTGGTAGTACACCATCCCCTGACTGTATTTTTGTAAACTGTATTAATGATCCAGTTTGAATTTTTGTATATAAATCCATTCCGAGGTTTGTTATTTTCATTACTCCAAAATTGGCCATTT